CGGAGGCAGAGTATAATGGCAGGCCCTGGTTTATACGCAAATATTCATGCTAAAAGAAAACGTGGTGGCAAGATGCGAAAGAAAGGTGCAAAGGGTGCACCAAAAGCATCTGACTTTAAACGTGCAAAACAAACAGCGAGGAAAAGATAATGACAAAATTATGTCCTAGAGGTAAATCAGCAGCGAAACGAAAATTTAAAGTGTATCCTTCAGCATATGCAAACGCCTACGCAAGTAAAATTTGTGCAGGTAAAATTAAAGATCCTTCTGGTGTAAAGAGAAAAGATTTTAAAGGACGTAAACCAGCAGCTGATGGTGGATTAATTGTTGACGTAGACATGACAACAATGATGGAAGTGTAATGGCAAAAAACGGTCTTGATAAATGGTTCAAACAAAAATGGGTAGATATTGGGAGCAGAAAAAAAGATGGCTCCTTCGCAAAGTGTGGCCGTTCAAAACAAAAAGCGGATGCGAAGAGGAAGTATCCGAAATGCGTCCCACTTGCAAAAGCCACACGGATGAGCGACTCGCAAAGGGCGAGTGCTGTCAAACGAAAAAGAGCAGTAGCCCAGGGTGTGGGCGGTAAGCCAACTAACGTTAAAACATTTGCAAAAAGAAAAAAGAGAGCTGATGGAGCCAATGATATGATTCGTCAGGCTCAAAAAAATTATATTGGAAGTTACGTTTCAGGGGACTTAGGTGGAGTGAAAGTATCAAATCCTTCTTCAAGAAAATATTATTCTAACCCTGGATTTAAGATGCCAAAGATATCATGATAGTAGAGAGAGTAACAATGGCTAAAGGTGGTATGCCACCTAGAAATAAAAAAAATTTTAGATCAACTAAAAAAGGTGCGGGGATGACTGAAGCTGGAGTAAAAGCTTATAGAAGAATGAACCCTGGTTCTAAATTAAAAACAGCGGTCACTGGCAAAGTCAAACCAGGATCTAAAGCTGCTAACAGACGTAAATCTTTCTGTGCGAGAAGCGCGGGTCAAATGAAAAAGTTTCCTAAAGCTGCTAAAGATCCTAACTCAAGATTAAGACAGGCTCGTAGAAGATGGAAATGTTAATAGATTTTTTTAAAAAAATATTTGGGATAGATAAATTAGATTTAAGAATTAGAAGATTAGAAAGAGCTAAATACTGGAGAGAAAAATATGTCAAGAGATCCTAAAAAAGGAACGGGTAAAAAACCAAAGGGTTCAGATAGAAGATTATATACAGATGAAAACCCTAAAGACACTGTTGGAATTAAGTTTGCCACACCAACAGATGCAAGAAAGACTGTTGCAAAAGTTAAAAAAGTATCTAAACCTTTTGCAAGAAAAATACAGATCCTTACTGTTGGAGAACAGCGTGCCAAAGTAATGGGTAAATCAAAAGTCGCTGCAATATTTAGAAAGGGTAAAGATGCAATTAGACGAACTCACAATCGTAAGTAAGTTACAGAAAATATTAAAAGGTGACTATCAGAATATCGGAGAGAGCATGATGTCTGGCACGGTTGACAATATGGAAAAATATAAGTATATGCTAGGACAAGCACATACGTGTTTAAAAATTTTACAGGAAATCTCTAACCTGCTAAATGAAAAGGAGCAAAAAAATGAAAAAGGAACAATCATCAAACTCGACACCAAAAGTTAAATACGCTTTAGCTGAAAAATACAAAGAAGAATCCGAGAAAAAACGCCAAGAAGAAGTTGATGGCTACGAACGTTTAAAAACAAAAGAAGCCACAAAATTACCTGCACCTACTGGGTGGAGAATGTTAATTCTTCCATTTAAAATGAAAGAAAAAACTAAAGGTGGTTTGTATCTCGGGCAAGATACTTTAGAAAGACAACAAGTTGGTTCAACATGTGGTCTTGTTTTAGCCACGGGTCCAGATTGTTACGCTGATAAAGAAAAATTTCCAGAAGGTCCTTGGTGCAAGAAAGGTGATTGGATAATCTTTGCACGTTATGCAGGATCAAGAATTCAAATTGACGGGGGTGAAGTACGTTTGCTAAATGACGATGAAGTATTGGCTACTATAGATAACCCCGAAGATATACTTCATCAATACTAATCATAGATAGGAGAATACTATGCCAGACGAAGAAAAGAAAACAGTTGACCTTGATACCTCTGGTCCTGCAATGGATGTTGATCTTCCAGAAACAAAAGATCCAACAGAGATTGAACAACCAGAAGTAAAAGAGGAACCATCTGTAAGACCTGTTGTCGAAGAAGACAAAAGGACTTATGAAAAACAGAAAGATCATGGGACAGACATGTCTTATGAAAACGAAAAAAGCGAGACACAGAAAGACGATAAAGAATTAGAGCAATACTCTGACTCAGTTCAGAAAAGAATATCTAAATTAACTAAAAAGTGGAGAGAAGCTGAACGTCAAAAAGATGAAGCAGTTTCTTATGCAGCTAGAATTTTAAAAGATAAAAAATCTAGTGATGCAAAACTTTCTAAGTTACAACCAGATTATCTTTCCGTAACAGAGGACGGTATTAAAAATGGTATGGAAGCCGCGCAAGCTAGATTAATGACAGCAAGAGAAGCAAACGATATAAAAGCAGAATCAGATGCTTTGGCCCAAATATCAGAATTTGGATATAAAAAAGCTCAACTTGAAGAAGCAAAAACAGCTCAAGAAGCTTTTGAAAAACAACAAACGGAAAAGAAACCTTCTGAACCTGTAGCTCCGATGAGCCAGGCGCCAGTTAGACCAGATCCTAAAGCCGAAGCATGGAGTGATAAAAACACATGGTTTGGTCAGGATAATGCTATGACTTATACGGCGTTTGATCTACATAAAAAGCTGACAGAACAAGAAGGCTATGATCCATCAAGTGACGAATACTATGCTGAAATTGATAAAAGAATAAGACTTGAGTTTCCGCATAAATTTGCTAATAATAGCGATACAGGAGAAAATACACGATCTGCTCCGGTGCAAACAGTAGCTTCAGCGAAGCGAAGCACCAAAACTGGTCGCAAAACTGTGAGGCTCACACCATCACAGGTAGCTATCGCTAACAAATTAGGTGTGCCACTTGAAGAATATGCGAAACAATTAAATATCACGAAGGAGGTATAAGCATATGAGTACAGATAAAAAAACTTCCCGTGCGAGCCAGACTCGAGAAAAGGAAACTCGAAAAAAAGTTTGGACTCCACCATCAGCATTAGATGCACCCCCTGCGCCTACAGGTTTTAGGCACAGATGGATAAGAGCCGAGAGCATTGGTTTTCAGGATACGAAAAACGTTTCTGGAAGAATGAGAGAAGGATACGAATTAGTTAGATCTGATGAATATCCTAATGAAGATTATCCAATGGTAGAGGACGGCAAATACAAGGGAGTGATCGGTGTTGGCGGCCTAGTGCTCGCTAGGGTACCAGAAGAGATCGCGCAACAACGTTCTGATTATTATGCTAATCAGCATAAAGAAAAAGTTGAAGCAATGGATAACGATCTTATGAAGGAAGAGCACCCAAGCATGCCTATCGATATCGACAGGCAATCGCGTGTTACTTTTGGTGGCTCAAAGAAATCCTAATTAGGAATTCATAAACCATCGAAGAACAATTAACCCGATGCTTCGGCATCAAAATAGGAGGCCTCTATGGCAAGAGCAAATAAAGACAGTGCCTTTGGTTTAAGACCAATTGGTAAAGTCGGACAGAATAGAGACAACCAGGGTTTAAGTGAGTATAGTATCACAGCAAATGATACTACTACGATCTTCTTTCAAGACGCGGTTTCAGCAACAGCAGCAGGTACAATTCACCAAGCTGCAGAATCTGAAGCGTTTCTTGTTGGTGCACTCAATGGTGTCTTTTATACTGACCCAACAACAAGCAAGCCTACGTTTGCAAATCATTACTCGCAAGTAAATGCAAGTGATATTTCTGCATTCGTAGCTGATGATCCGTACGAAAGATTCGAAATTCAATCGAACAAAACTACTGCTCACGGGCAGACAGATGTGTTCATGAATTTTGACATCGACGTAAATGCAGGAGACTCTGCTAATTTTGTTTCTAAATCAGAACTAAAACATAGCACAGCTACTACTGGTACGGCTCAAATAAAAGTTACAGGTGTATCGAATGATATTGATAACAATAACCTGACTCACGCAAGTGGTCACGTTAACTTTGTTGTTATGATCAACGAGCATTTATATAACGCTAAAAATAACGGCATATAATAGCAGGATAGGAGAATAAAATATGGCTATATCAAGAGGACAACTAGTTAAAGAACTAGAGCCAGGTTTGAATGCACTATTCGGCTTGGAATATAAACGTTATGAAAATCAGCATGCTGAGATATACGTAACAGAAACTTCAGACAGGGC